CTCCCGCCCAGACCACCCGCGCCCCCAAATTACCATTTCTCCCCAAATAGGATTTTGAACCTATGGCAATCGTTACGCTCGATGAGCAGAAGGCCCACTTGGGCGTGACGCTCGATACCGATGACGCGCTGATTTCCGGACAGATTGACGCCGCGCAAGCGCACTTAGAGCAGCTGCTCGGTTTCGTCATAGCGGAAGAGTTCGCAAGCCCGCTCGTCGTTCCGGCTGACCTTGTTAGTGCAGTTATGACCTTGGCAGCCCACCTATTCGAGAACAGGGAAGCCACAGTGATCGGTGTGTCCGCGCAGGAACTACCATTCGGGGTCTGGGACATCATCCGCGAACGCCGAAACTACAGCTTCTGACATGGCCAAAGATGACCTGGCGTCGCTGCTGAAGGCGTTCGACGCGATACCGAAAGAGGCCCGCAAGCGCATCTCTAAGGCCATAGACAAGGGTGCCGACGAGCTTGTAGCGCGCATGCAGTACCTCGCTCCGGACGATCCTGCCACGGCCGGCGATGACCTGAAGACGAGTATCCGCAAAATCAAGATAAGCGACCTGTCGACCACGGTGCTAACCGACAACGACGCATCGCTCTACCAGGAATACGGCACCGCAAAGATGGAGCGAAATTCGTTCTTCTGGCCGTCCGTAAACACCCTGAAAAAGCGCGTCAGGCGCAGGGTGGACCGAGCCATCAGCGATGCCGTTAAGGAGACTTTTAGATGATCGCAATCAAGAAGATTGATCGCGCCCATTTCGAGATGAACGGATCCACGATCGTGGCGACTCTCGATGCACAGGCGGGCGACTTCAATATAAAGCAGGCGACGCTCCGTCAGAACCACAGCGACGGAACGTTCTTCATAGGCATGGGTGGCGGCTTCAAGTCGCGTGCTGGCATCACCTTGCCGCGTCATTGCGAGACGCGCGCCGCCTTGCTGGCCGCAGCTGTGGAGGCGTATCGCAATGTCTGAAGCGAGCCTTGCCGCGCAAAAGTACCTGCGCACACTGTTCACTGGCAGGGCCGCGCTTACGGCGCTTGTGCCATCCGCGAACATATTCGACCGTAACAGCCGGCCGGAAGTCTTCCCCTGCATCCTGCTCGGGGATGGCCAGTTCGTAGCCGACGATGCCGGCTGCATTCAGGCTGGCGACGTCTACATGGCGTTGCATGTCTGGACGGCTGAGAACGGCTTTGCGGCCTGCAAGTCTATCGTCGGCGAGATCCGCCGCGCGGTGCGGGATGCGGAAGATGTGGTTGATGGCTTCGCCTTGTCGTCCACCTTCCAGGACGCGACTTACCTACGCGATCCGGACGGCGAGCACAGTCACGGCGTCGTGACTATCCACCTACTTGCCGAAGACACGCTAGCCGGAGTCGTCTGATGAGAGCCGGAAAGCTTGACCGCGAACTGGTGATAGAGCGGGCCACCACCACCATCGATGAGTACGGCAACACAATTGAAGCGTGGGCACCGCTAGCCACCATGCGCGCTCAGCTTGTGACCGCCAGCACCGAAGAATTTCAGCGGGCTTACGGCGCCTCTGGCGAGACGGCTATCGTGTTCCGCACGCGCTGGCTTGCCGGCGTTACCGTTTCCGATCGCGTCATTTATGAAGGCGCGCACCACAACATTATCGAAACGAAAGAGATAGGACGGCGCCGCGGCCTCGAGCTACGGACACGCCGTATAGGTGCTTAATGGCCAGAGGACGTAAGGCGGAAATCACCGCAGTAGATGGCGCATTGTCCGTTCCGCCGCGCTGCCCCTCATGGATGCCAAAGCACGCGAAGGCCGAATGGCAGCGGATCGTTCCGCAGTTAGTGGCCGACCGTAAGCTTGCCGCGCACGAGGTGCAGAGCGTGGAGTCCTACTGCCTTAGCGTGGCCAGGATCCGTGAATCTGAGACGATCATACAGCGCGACGGCATCACCTACATCGGGCCGGACGGCCAGCCCAAGCGGCACCCGGCAACAGCGATTTTGAAAGAACACCAAGAGGCTGCGCGGCGCCTGCTCATCGAGCTAGGCGGCACGCCCGCGAGCCGTGGCAAGAACAAGGGCGGCGCGCGTGGCGAAAGAGGAGAAGACGAAGACCTCGGCGATATCTGATCCAAACGCCTGGCTATTTGATGACAGCCCCATTCCCGACCCGCAAGGCAAAGGCGAGCGCGCTGTCCGCTTTATCAAAGCCCTGCGCCACCCAAAGTCGACGGCTAAGGGCGGTGCATTCCAGCTAGACTATTGGATGGAGCGCCTGACCCGGCGCGTCTTCGGCGACGTCCGTGAGGACGGCCAGCGCAAGATAAAGACCGTGTTCCTTATGGTGGGCCGCGGCAATCGGAAAACTACCCTTGCGGGAGCGTGGGCCGCGCTGATGACCGCGGGTCCAGAGCGCGTTCCGAATGGCCGAACGTACTCGATCGCCAACAGCCGCGAACAATCTGCATTAACGTTCGATGAGCTTGCCGGTATCTGCCGTGCGCACCCCACCTTGCTCGAGGCGACGCATATCCAAGATGCGCTCAAGCGCGTGTCGCATCCTAAGTCCGGCAATCGCTTCGCTGCGCTATCGAATGAAGCAAAGACCGCGCACGGATTAACCCCGCAATTTTGTTTCGCCGACGAGTTGCATGAGTTTTCTAAGTCCGACCTTTACGACGCCATGTCGACCGGCCTGAACAAGTCGGCAAACACGCTGATGTTCATAGGCACTACGGCGGGCGTGGGCGTCACCACAGCGGCCTACAACGTCTATGAGTATGCGACCCGCGTTGCATCCGGCGCCGTGCTGGACGCGGCCTTCCTGCCCGTCATCTTCGCCATGGATAAGGACGACGATTACCGCGACGAGTCGGTCTGGCTTAAGACCAATCCCGGCCTCCGCTGCACCCCCGCTTATCCAGACCTCGACGGCATGCGCAAGTTCGTCCGCGAGGCGGAACACAGGCCGGCTAGCCGTGAAGTGTTCAAGCGTCTGCACCTCGGGCAATGGCTTGACGGCGCTGCAGAGCCGGCTTGGGATATGGCCATATGGGACGAGAACGCCGGCGCTTACGATCTTGAGGCCCTTGAGGGGCGGCGCGCCTGGATAGCCGTTGATCTGAGCAAGCGGATTGACCTTACCGCGGTCGGCATCGCTATTGAGATGGACCACGGCCAGTTTGCCCTGCACGTCCAGAGCTTCGCGCCAGCCGGTGGCATAAGGCGGCGCGGCGACAACGACAACGTCCCATACAGCCTGTGGCGCGACCAGGGATTTTTGACCGAATGTCCCGGCGATATTGTCGACCTTGGCATCGTTGAAGACTACATCCGAAACCTCGCCAAGCGCTTTGACTGCCAAGAAATCTGCTTCGATAAGTGGTCCGCACGCGCGACTATGGAGTCGCTAGAGGCGGAAGGCTTGCCGGTTGCGGAGTTCCCGCAGACCGTTGCCACGTACACAAAACCATGCGCCGATTTCGAGGATGCTATGTTCAACCGGCGTCTTTGCCATGGTGGCAATCCGCTACTGCGGTGGGCCGTTGGCAATGTGGTTCTTTACGTGGACGGCGCCGGCAATCGAAAGCCCGCCCGTGACAAATCAGCAGATCGCATCGACCCGGCTTGCGTAACCATCATGTGCGTTGGCCGAGCCATGGCGGGCGCCAGTGGCCTCTCAATGTATGAAACCGCGTCGAAAGACGCATTCTTTTTCTAGGAGTCGCAATGGCGAACGATCAAAGCAAGGCACTGGCGATCGACGTCATGGCCCGGGTGGATAAGCTCGAGAAGGCTATGGCGAAAGCCAAGGCGATTACCAACTCCAACTTTTCCGCCATGGAAGCCCGCGGCAAGCAGTTGACGACGCGGCTTAACTCGTCGTTTGCAGGCATCGGGAGCGGCTTGAAGGGCAATGTTCTGGAGTTTTTCAAAGGCATTGGTGCTGGTGCTATCGCCGCGCTGGGGCCGATCGCCCTCGTAGACCAGGCGCTTAAAGCGATCGACAATGCCTCGCATTTGGTTGATACGGCCGACCGCGTGGGCTTGACCACCAAGGCCCTGCAAGAGCTAACTTTCGGCTTCTCGCAGGCCAGCGTCGATGCTGAGACCTTCGAGTCCGCAAT